ATTAAATGTTGCTTTTGATTTTCTTGCAAACACACAACATTCAAGTGAAGATAACCAAAACTTGTCTCCGTGAACTGGTGCAGGATTTGTCTTTTCCCAGATACACAAACGGGTAGAAAGTCCTGCCTTTGCATATTCACTACGCAGTTGACTGACTTGCTCGGTTGAACAGAATACATAGATGCTTCCTGATGTAACTCTGATCGTTTCTTCAATGAAAGTTTGCAGATCAAATGTAAGTATATCTGCCTTACCTTTATTATACTCACGGATACCACATTCATAATTGTTCACTACATCGTATGGAATGTCTGTGAGCGTCATTGTAACGCTATTGTCCGACAGTCCTTTCATAAAGGTGATACAATCTGAATGATGAAACTTTAGGGACATACCGTTCTTTTATTTCTAAGTCTAAGTGATTTATGGATTTTTGGCAAGTAAGGCACACTTTCAAAAAAATCGTTGATTTGGTTGCTGGGAATGACCTATGACACCTCCTACAGCAAAATTGTAAAAAATCGGGGTTTTACCCCCGATGAGTACTGGAGTCTTATTGAGTCTCATTTGAGATTGATACCTTTCGGTATCCTTTGTAAGATTTGTCGTATCCGTTGTGAAGGTTTATCATACAGTTGTGATTTAATCCCATTTCATCACAAAACTTTCTCAAATTAGTAATAGTGATGTGCTCTCCAGTCGGTGTTATAAAGTATCGCGTTTTTGTATTTTTTCCGCGAGTTCCTTCACTTATTTTCTGTAATGTCTCTGGTGAATGTTTCTTCCCATAGTTTGGATTTCCTTCACCACTGAACATTTTAGAGTATTTTTGTTTTTGTTTTTCACTACACTTATATCCTCTTTTTTTCCTTGTTTCAGATATTTTGCATTTTGTTTCTTCTGAGAGAACTTTTCCTTTGTGAGTTTCACTGCACTTTTTTCTCGCATATTCGGACAAATTTGTAACGCCATCTCCACCATCTGTTCTGTTGTGAAGGATTCCTGTTCCCAAGTCCTTTCTACCAAAAACACTAATCATATAAATTTCGTGTTTGTAAGCATCAAATTCATATTCAAATTCTTTTAGAATAACTATTCTTTCTTTTAGTGGAATTGCTATATTTTCGTGCCTGGCAGTAGTTCTAGTGTAATACTTTTTATACCTCTTTTTTCCTTTACCTATGTAATAGGGAGTTCGATCTTCACGCAAATAAGCGTAAGTGTAGTATTCTTTCATTGTAGGTCTTGGCGAGACTATAACTTATTTATTATATCATATGGGTGGGACTTACGCAACTACATTTCCGCCAAGACCTACAGTTGCTGCCCACATTATAATTTAGCGATTCACTGTAGAGATGCAGGGTTCACCTTTTGTGAAGATGGTATCAACAACTGCTTGAACTTTACGAGCGGTTGAAATACCCACAGAAGTATAGACTGGAATCACACAGAGAGCAAAGGACTTGGTGTATTGTTGTAGTGCTCCAGGTTGAATCTTGCCTTCAGCGAGACCTTTGGCATCATCGTGATGAAGTCTCACAATGCGACCAACTGATTGTGCAATTCCAATATAATCCATTGGACGCATAAAGATAACAGCATCGAGACCAGAAACTGAAATACCTTCACAGATAATAGAGTGGTGAATAACAACAAACTTCTTGTCATTATCCTTGCCCCAGGCATTTAGGACATCAAAAAACTGCTCTCGATTGACTTTTTTACCATCAATGATTGCTCCAGTCTTACTCGTAATCACCATCCAAGAGTAACCACGATCCTCAAGTTCTTTGCAGAAGTCAGTCTCGGAAATCAGACCAATGATTTGCTTGGTAGTCTTAGCACAAATGAGAGCTTTGGTGACTTTGTAATCATCAATCGTCTCCATCAGATTCTCTGCATCTCGATCAAAGATTACCTGACGACCTTTAACCATAGGAAGTTGCTTAACTTCTACTTTAGGGGGAACAATATAACCACCACGAACCATCTCAGGACCAGAAACATTTGCAATGATTTGTCCATAAACTTCACTCCAATTCATTCCAGGTTTGCCAATGACATTGGAGTTCTTAGGAGTAGCAGTATATGAATAGAATCGCTTTGCAGTCTTGGAGAAGTGCTCTACAGCAGGAAAGAAATGCTTTTGCACACTATTATGCGCTTCATCCATATGAACAGTATCTACTTCAATCTCTGCTTGTTGGAGGCGAGAAAGTGAATGATAGGTAGTAAAGATGAGTTTATGAGAATCCTTATGAGTATTCACCCAGTTGCGAATCTCATAGGGACGAGTAGAACTTTCCCAATGAGTTTCTCCACTGTGGCAGTGAAATACTTTTGCATTAGTGATAAACTCCAGGTATTCGTGAGACAACTGCTCCGCAAGCAAAATCCTGGGACTAACAATAACAACAGTTTTAGGAGTTTCTGATGCAAACTCACGCACAGTATCAGCAATTCCCACAAGAGTCTTACCTGCGCCAGTTACAGCACAAATAATACCTTTAGAATACTTAACCATTGCCTTTACGGAACGGTCTTGATGAGGACGAAGAGTAATCACTTGTTCAGAATGTTGTTAAGGTCATCAATCACAGAGTTCATCGCACCGCGAGAATAACCTGTCGCATAAGGATAGGTTTTCTCATAATCATCGTTGTCGGATGAATCAACATTGTAGCACACGTTGACTGCATCCTGCAATTTGCTAATTAGACGTTGAAGGGTATCAACCCTCACAGTCACAGTTTCCATAGTGTTGTAGTCGATTTTAGAGGGGTCTCAGATGGTTATACTATAGAGACACTTTGGAGGTGAGCTATTTTAATTTAATCAATACATTCCACAGAAATTATATCTCTATAATATCTCCATTTTTGATTGAGTATTTTATAAAGGCAGGTTCTAGAATAATTATTTTCCTCAGACCATTTTTTTAATCCATCAATTACAATTTCATTGCCGTTATTAAAAACTATTTTATATTTCTTTACCATAAACTGCGTTTTTTCTATATTTTTTAATCCACCTGGAGTTCTATTTTCTATCATTTTCTTAATGATTTCTGGAGATAATTTTCTTCCTTTATTTGCCTTGCTGATTTTCTCCTTTGTTTCTTCGTTATGTTTTTTACCATAAAAAGGATTATTTTTTCCTCTTCTCATTTCACTTAATTTATTTTTAGTTTCTTCGGGGTATTTTTTACCTAAGTTTGCTAATCTAATTTTTTGTTTTGTATTCTCACTTAATTTTTTACCAGTATGATATTGTCTGAGGGTGTTTCTTCCTTTTTCACTCATATTACAACTACCCTCTCCACCATCAGTTCTATTATGAAGAATACCAGTTCCTAAATCTTTTCTACCAAAAACAGCAATCATATACTTTTCGTGCTTGAATGCTTCTTCTTCGGTTAGATTTTGTTTGAGAAAAATAATTCTTGATTTATCTTTAGGAACACATATTCCCTTTTGGTGTCTATCATAAGCTCTGGTATTTTTACCCTTTCCAATATAATAGGGAGATCTATCTTCACGCAGATAAGCGTAAGTGTAATACTTGTTATTCATAACTGCCTTAAACGTCGCAGTATTATTTATATTAAAAGAGGAGCATTTCTGCCCCCCTGTTTGCTTTAAGTTGCGACGCTTAAGCATCATTATTTAGTCTTTAACTACCAAGAGATTTATGCGCCAAACCAAGCAATTTAGTTCGTTCTTTTGCATTCGGAGAACGTCCGTGAGTTTCCTTAAAATCTGACATTAACTTTGCCTTTCTCTGATTATAAAGTTCTTTCTTTGCTACATTTCTTTCTTTATCTCTTTCCGCTCTTGTTTTGCCTGATGGTGCTGGTTTTGGTTTCTTTTCTGCTGCTGGTTTTGGTGCAGGTTTCTTTCTTAACAACTCTGATGCAGAAGTTGCTTGTGCCTCTCCTCTTTCTTTTGCTTTGCGCTCTAAGTATGCTTTGCGTTGTGCTTCCTTAGGTGATAATGCAGCAGAACCTCTTTCGCGTTCAGGTTGTTGAACTCTTGTTGATGTTGGTCTTTGAGTACCAATATCTTTGCGGGGTTTGTATTCTTTAGCGGGTTCCATTTTGCCCCCACCAACAGCTTTCATTCTACGTCTTTCAGGAGCAGTTTTCTTACGTTCAGCACCAATTCG